ATTTAGAACATGGCATATAGTAAAGAGGTAGTGGAACGGTTTGAAGCCGTCCTAGCAAATCCACATAAACACGGAGTAGGGAGATTCGACCCTAAGGATAATAACGTAGCAACAGGATTGGCAGGAGCACCAGCATGTGGTGATGTCATGAAGTTAGATTTAAAGATCGATCCCGAAAGTGAAATCATCGAAGATGTTAAGTTTAAAACTTACGGTTGTGGTTCTGCAATAGCATCATCATCCTTGTTCGTAGATATGTTAATCGGGAAAACTATGAAGCAGGCTGGTGAAATCAAAGATAAAGAGATCGCAGCTGCATTATCGTTACCACCAATCAAATTACATTGTAGTGTATTAGCAGAAGATGCTATTCAGAAAGCAATGAAAGACTGGGCGGATAAAGACCTACATTAAAGACCTACCTAAATAATAGTAGATTCGTTATGATATATATTTTTGAACATCAGGATACAGGTGAAGTTATTGAAGTCTCAATGCCTCATACTGAACTCGACCAATACAAAGTAGACAACCCACATCTTAAACAAATTATTACAGCACCTCATATTGTAGGTGGTGTGAATGATCGTGTTAAAACAGATGATGGATTTAAATCAGTATTATCAAAAGTAGCAGAAGCACATCCCAACAGCAACCTTGCTGACAAAATGGGTGGACGAACCAGTAAAGCTATTAAAACCCAATCTATTGTTAGAAAACATATAGACAAACAGACCAAGGCCTAGTATAATAGATATATGTCTAAGATAAGAACAAACCTTATTGATCTCACTGAATTAGAAAACATAGAGTTAAATACTATCCAAGAAGATGGTAAAAGGTTCTACGTTGATTTAAAAGGGATTAGATACCCTAGTGTTACAACTGTAGTTGGTTTATCCACAAGAGATGGAATTAAACTATGGAGAGATCGAGTTGGAGAAGAGGAAGCAAATCGTATTTCGTCAACTGCCGCAAAGAAAGGAACTAGGTTCCATGAATTAGTCGAGACTTATATGAGGAAAGAAGAACCTTATGTAGAGTTTGACAATCTAATACAAGAAGGACAATTCAAAAGTCTTCGACCAATATTAGATGATATTATTCCATTTTCAATAGAAGCACCTTTATATTCAGACAGACTAAAAATGGCTGGACGAGTAGATTGTGTAGGTATGATGGATGGTGCAATTTGTATTATAGATTTTAAAACAAGTGCAAAACCTAAGATAGAGAAATATGCCAAACCTTGGTATCTTCAAATGACTGCATATGCAATCATGGTGGAAGAACTAACTGGACAACCTATTGATGAAATTGTTGCACTGGTAGCTCTTGAGAATGGAACCACTCAAGTTTTTGTATCAAATCCTATGGATCATGTTGATGATCTAGTAGCATTGCGTAATCGTTATAGAAATTTATACGGAGTTTAAATGCAAATGATAAGTAAGAAGGAATTTACTGAAAAGGTTGAGAGATTATTATTGAATAAGAATGTAGATGTTATGAGTGCAATATTAAAAATATGTGAAGATCATTTACTAGAACCTGAGTCAGCAAAGAGATTATTATCTCAACCACTCAAAGATAGACTGGAAGCAGAAGCAACTGGTCTTAATATGATTAATAGAGGTAAACATAGTAGGGCATCATTAAATAGTTTCTACTCAGAAAAATAATGACTACACCAGTGATGAAGCCGAGAGTCCTAATGACTAGGATTAAAAAGATCGAAAAGAAACAAGCGGAACGATTTCCACAGCTTCTAGAAAGATTAGAGCAAATTGAATCACGATTAGAACGATTAGAAAATAAACAGAATGCAAAGAGGTATAATGATGCAACAAGGTGATATAGTTTCAATAGTAACAGTAAGTGGAGAGTATGTTGGAGAAGTAATTGAATTTCTCTCTGACAATTCGTTAAGAATTTCAAACCCTAGGATGATTCTTACTGACGGTAAAGGTCAGATGGGATTTGCAAAAGGTATTTGTGTAACAGGAATAGAGAATCCCGAAGAACAAATCTTTATGCAATATGTGTTTATTGCAGATACAAACTCAAAGGTTGTTGACGCATGGAAGGAAGCCACATCACAAATCATAACACCACCAAAACCTACATTAGTTAAATGACCTCAAGAGAGGGATATGATGCTTACACGTTATACCTTGGAATCAAATTACACTTCTATTCCAAAGACTATGACTTTGTTAAGTATAACGGAAAAGTTAAAGCAGACATCAGTTCCTTTGTAAAAAGAAAAGACAAATACCATTTCGGTAAACTCTACCGAACCTACAAACAAGATTTACAAGATTTCTACATTGCAAACTTATCTCAGAAAGATATGTGGGCAGGAGATATGTTGGATTCATCGGCAGACAAAGTATACAAGGAATGGAAGAAAAGAAATCAAAAGTTAACTTATATGTTTGAAACAGAAGTCTCAGATGTTTTAAGAAAAGCTACTATCACGAAAGTCCTTGAAGTAAAGAATGGACAACACCCTAAGTTATTAAAAGCATACATGGCAAAGAAAGTGTCCTTAGAGACCATGTGTATTCTAGATGAGATTATTGGATTTACTAAAGACTGGAACCTATTGATAACCGAACAAGTAGTGTATCCCGAAATACATATAAAAATTAATAAGTATAAAGCCTTTGTTTCATATAACCAAGATACTTATAAAAAACGATTGATTGAACTATGCTCTACATAGTAGGAAACGGAAACAGTAGAAAGACTATAGACCTAGACCATATTGGAACATGGTATGGGTGTAATGGAGTGTATCGAGATTACACTCCAAACGTGCTGTTCGCAGTTGACATTCCCATACAATCAGAAGTCTTCGAAACAGATTACTATAAAAACAATAAAGTTGCTGTGGGTAATTGGGAACCTATTGAAATCGAACATGCACTATTGTTAAAGGAAGGATACAGGTTTGGTGATTATCGTATAAACGAATACATCAATGAAGGTGATACTCATGTCATTGTCCAAGGGGATGAAGACTGGGTTAATTTTTTAGGATTTAATAATGAGTATATTGATAACATTATCTCATATGATCATCCTAATTTAAAGAATTTATTTTGTGGAATGAGTGCATTGGGTTATGCTATGGAATCAGGTGAACCCGAAATCTGTCTAATAGGCTTTGATGCACTGGAAGATGAAAATGTTTCAAATGTTTATGAAGGAACTCTTAACTATCCACCTAAATATACAGAAGAAAGTCGTGTATTAAATGCACAACGATCACAGTTTATAGCTCTCTTAGAGGGTTATAAATCTAGTAAAGTTTATTTCGGAAACCCTATTGACGGTTTTGAAGAAATAGAGTATACTAGGTTATATTATTATGAAAATAATAATGATGAATGGGTTCTAGGTCAAGGCTTAGAATCTGATACAATGTCTAATACAATGTAAATAAAATTGTTTAATACAAGGAGATACAATGACAAGTTTAGATAAACTAAGAGCAGCTATGGAAACTGCTTCACCTGCCGAAGGTGCAAAAAAATCCTATGCGGATGACAGATTTTGGAAACCAGAACTCGATAAGAGTGGTAATGGTTTTGCTGTAGTTCGTTTCCTACCAACTCCCGAAGGTGAAGAAATGCCATGGGTCTCATATTGGGATCACGGTTTTCAAGGGCCAGGCGGTTGGTATATTGAGAAGTCTTTAACGACTCTTAATAAGAAAGACCCTGTGAGTGAATATAACACTTCGTTATGGAATACAGGAATAGAAGCAAACAAAGAAATTGCTAGACGACAAAAACGCAGATTGCACTATGTCTCTAACATCTATGTTGTTTCTGATCCTAAGAATCCTGACAATGAAGGTAAAGTATTCTTATACAGATTTGGTAAGAAAATCTTTGAGCAACTCAAAGAGGCAATCTCACCAGCTTTTGAAGATGAACAAGCTCTCAATCCATTTGATGTGAGAGAGGGTGGAAACTTCAAAATCAAAATCAGGAAAGTAGATGGATATTGGAACTATGATAAGTCAGAGTTCGATAGTTCAACTATGCTTTTTGATGATGAAACTAAACTGACAGAGATATATAATTCTCTATTCAGTTTATCTGACATCATTGCACCAAGTGAATTTAAAACCTACGAAGAACTCAAAGAGAAATTCGAAAGGATTTTAGGACTTACTGGTGCGGTAGCAACTTCAACTGCAGAATCTATTGCAGAAGATCAGGACGAAGTGCCATGGTCTGATGTGAACAAAGATGCAGTCGCAGCGGCACCTGTAATCGAATCAGCAACAGCTAATGAAGGTGCAGTAGCATCCTCAGAAGATGGTGATACGATGGATTACTTTAAGAAATTAGCAGATAGTTAATTTCTGATGTTAGGGGATGGTCGCAATTATTGCAATGTGTCCTTGATAAGGCGACCATCATAACTAAGACCGTGGATTTGGGGGTGCTTAGTAAGGGAAAAGTGTATGTTAGGAGTTGGCGGAATACACTGGTTAAGGAGCGAGGTCTGCTGTAAGGCGTGGGGCGACTTTAACACCATTTGAAATAACAAACTAAATAGATATATTATGCCACAAGTCACACCAAGAAAAAATAGAAAGTCTAATAAGGTCGAACCATTCGATAGAATGCTTCGAAGATTTAAAAAGGATGTTGAGAAGGCTGGTATAATTCAAGAAGTTCGTAAAAGAGAATTTTTTGTTCCACCTAGTCAAAAGAAGTATAATAAGAAAAAAGATATAGTAAGAAAAAGAAAGATTGAACTGGAAAGAGAGAAAAGAGAATTTGAAATGCGCGCTAGGAGCAGGTGGTAATGAAGCATATGATAAAGTGGTTAAAAATATGCGCTTTGTTGTTAACGATTATGTTGGGATTACACACTGTAGAGATTATTTATGATATTATGTATCATGATGTTAGGGGAGAATTGTTTCAAAAACATGACAATCATGCTAATGATAAAAGCAAAATCAACCTAAATAAAGGGTCAATGAATTTCATTGATGGGACTTAGAGATATAGCAGTTGGCTTATCTCTTTTAATAATAATAATTTTGAGGAATATGAAAATGAATTTATTTAAATCATTACTCGTATGTCTCTTCGTGGTTAGCATCGGTGCTTGCTCTACTATGGAAGCAGTTTGGGAAGGCGGTAAAACCGTTGTTACTGGAACTGTTGACGCAGTAGTTACTGGGACTTCCCAGATCGTGAGCGCAGTGGCAGAAGATGTTGTAGATACCGCAGCCTTTGCTGCTGATACTACAGCAGGTTTAGTT